CGACCGAGGATGGCGACCAGAATGGCTCGCTGCTGTGGTTGCTCAAGCGTGAAAAGCAAGTCAACCGTGCGCTGAATCAGGCGCGCGATTACTGCGAGCAGGCGCTGGCATGGATGGTGCGCGACAAGCTCGCCAGCAAGGTGGTAGTGACCACGGAATACCTATCGTCCGGCGTCCTCCTTATCAGCGTGCAAATCTATCGACCGACGGGTGATAGCGTGGATTTCCGATTTGATTACGCGTGGGAACAGCAAGCACTACGAGCATCGAGCAGCACTATTATCACCGGCTAAAAAGTGGTAAAATCCGACGAATAGCACTTGACGAGTAGCGTTATGCCGTTCTCACGACCGACACTTGACGAGATTATCCGGCGTAACCTTGCCGATGCAGCGTCACGACTGACGGGCACTGTCGGCACGGTGCTGCGTCGTTCGGTGCTGGGCGTCATCATGCGCATGCTGTCCGGCGCATCACATCTGCTGCATGGCCACATCGACTGGGTGTCGCGCCAGATCATTCCCGACACCGCCGAATCCGAATACCTGAACCGCTGGGCAAACATCTGGGGCGTCTATCGCCTTGGCGGTGCGCAGTCGGTCGGCACGGTCACGGTATCGGGCACTGTCGGCAGCTCAGCAACGGCTGGTGCAATCCTCCAGCGCGCTGACGGCGTTCAGTACACGATTGATTCGACAGTCGTCATCCCCGGCGGGGGCAGTATCACCGCCGCAGTGACCGCTGTCCTCGCTGGTAGCACTGGAGATGCAGACAATACCGTGTCGCTGTCGTTTGTCTCGCCACTGGCTGGCATCAATACCACAGCGCCAGTTATTTCGATTGCCGGCGGTGCTGATGTTGAATCAGACGATGCGCTCAGGGCGCGACTGGTTGCACGAATCAGCAACCCCCCACAAGGCGGCAGTGAATCCGATTATGAGCAGTGGGCGCTGTCTGTTGCTGGCGTCACCCGCGCATGGGTCACACCGCTGGAGATGGGGCCGGGCACTGTCACCGTTCGATTCGTTCGCGATGGTGATGCGTCAATCTACCCCGACGCTGGCGAAGTCGCTGCTGTCGAGGCTTACATCGACGCGCGCCGACCTGTGACGGCTGATGTTTATGTCGTCGCACCGAACAACGCGCCGCTGAACTTCACCATTCAAATAAGCCCGAACAACGCCAGCGTGCAGGCGGCTATCACGGCTGAATTGCGCGATTTGATTTTCCGCCAAGCATCGCCGGGTGGCACGCTGCTGATTTCGCACATCAATGAAGCCGTCAGCATTGCGATGGGCGAGGGCGACCACATCATGGTTACGCCGACAGCCAATGTAGTCTCCGCGCCGGGCGACCTTGTATCGCTAGGCACCATCACATTCCAAAGCATTCCGTAGGCCGATCCATGAGAACAGCCGCCGACTACCTGAGCCAACTTCGCGGATTATTGCCGCGCGGTGTGGCATGGAGCGCGGCTGATGGCCAAAACATAACTGACCTGATGCAGGCGATGGCCGATGAATTGGCGCGCGTTGACTCTCGCGCAGCGCAGCTCCATGAGGAAGCCGACCCGCTGACCACGACTGAGCTGCTGTCGGACTGGGAGCGGCTGGCTGGCTTGCCGGATAACTGTTCGCAGTCACTGGCAGAAACCCAGCAACAGCGTCGTGCTGCACTGGTATCAAAGCTGACGCAGAAGGGCGGCCAGTCTCCGCAGTATTTCATTGACCTTGCTGCCGACCTTGGTTACACGGTCACAATTACTGAATACCGTCCGTTCCGTGTTGGCATCAATGCTGTTGGTGATAACCTGTATGGCGAAGACTGGATTTTTACATGGAGCGTTAACGCACCGGCTGTGGCTCCGCTTGTGTATTTCCGTGTCGGTCAATCGACTGTTGGCGAGCCGCTTGTAACGATCACGCCAAATACTGAGCTGGAATGCGCTATTCGACGAGCAGCTCCGGCTCATACCAATTTACTCTTTGCCTATTCTTGAGGTGAGACATGTATCGTATTGATGTAGCAACGGCTTCTGCCACGATCCCAACGCCACTAGCGGCAGGCATTGAAGGGTATTTCACCAACGGCAATCCTGGCGTCGGAACACCGGCCACGGTCGTTGACGCAGACTGGGCTAACATGGTGCAAGAGGAACTCTACGCCATCGTTCTGGCTGCCGGCCTGACGCCAAGCAAGGCTGTTCGCACGCAGGTTCGCGATGGTATTGCTGCGCTGTATCTGGCGAAAGCTGGCGGACTGCTGACTGGCGCGCTTGGTGTCATCGCGGGCACTGCTGCATTGCCCGGCCTGTACTTCTCTGGTGACACGAACACGGGCATTTTCTCGCCTGGCGCTGACCAGATTGGGCAATCAACTGCTGGCGTTGAGCGCATCCGCATTGCCGCTGACGGCTCGGTGAGCCGAGTAATCCCCGGCGGCTCCACGCTTTACCCAGACTTTGTCTCACGCGCATGGGGTAGCTTCAATGGCACAAATGGCACGCGCAACGCTGACGGAAATATAAGCACTGTAACCAGAGTGTCGGCTGGTGTTTATACGGTTACTTTTGCCACTGCAATGCCAGATGTAAACTACGCATTAAGCGGAACAGCAAATGGCAGAACCGGACAAGCGGATGGTGGGGCAACTGGCATTCTCAATATACGTTATCAGGCGAACAACACCCCTAACCTGAAAACAACAACGCAGGTTCAGTTGGCCGCGCTAGACAATGATGGGTCAGCACTCATTGATGTCAATGAAGTCTGTTTTTCTATTGATAGGTAAATAACATGAAAGGTCTATATCCGGAAGCGAACGGCGAAATCGCAATCATTTTCCTGAAAGACGGCGATGACTTTGATTCGGTGTGCCAGCGTTGCACCCCATACAATACTCCATACCTAATCGTAGAGGACTCTGACCTCCCCGAAGACTGGTCAACATCCGCCGCTTGGGATGCTGACTTCTCAACGCCGGACGGTATTGGTATGGGGCCACAGCGTTGGCTTATCGCGCAGGCTCAGGCCACGATTGCGGCGCTTGAGGCGCTGCCAGAGCCGGCGCAGATTGAAGGCGTATCCGATGAAGACCACGCTGCCGTCGTTGCGCTTTTCAACGCCCAGCGCGCTGCCATGGTGGCCGAGCAGCAGGCCGTTATCACCCAGATGGAGGCTGAACTGGCATGATTACTGTCAACCCCGAAAAGGCAAAAGAGATTCACAATGCCAAGCAGCGACAAGCTCGTGCGCAGGCATTCAGTCGCGAGCATGATCCGCTTGTCGGCATGGCCATGCGTCAAGAGATTGACCAGGCCGAGCTGATCGCCAAGGCTGCCGAGATCCGCGCCCGCTTTCCGTATCAGGACTGAGCAATGAAGCAAAAGGCAACGCTTTCTCAACTTGGCCAGTAATTCAGGGAATACGACATGCTTTCAGAGTGGCTTAAAACAAATGCGATAGCGGTGCTGATTTTGCTGTGCAGTGCGGTTAGCGTTTACGCATCCGTAACCAGCCGCATCAGCTCTGTCGAAGCCGAGCTTTTGAGCCAGAAAGAAAGCGGCAGCAAGCTCGAACAACGAATGGATCGTCAATTGGATCGTGTTGAAAACTACGTCAAAGACCTCAACGGCAAAGTTGACCGTTTGCTGGAGACAAGGCGATGACGCCAGAAATAATCAAATCGGCATTCCCGAAAGCGTCAGACGCAATCATTGACGCCATCCTTGAGTATGCGCCGCGCTATGGCATTGACGCGAAACAGATGCCCATGTTTCTGGCGCAAGCCGGCCATGAGTCCGGCGAGTTTACGGTGTTTTGTGAGAGCCTGAACTATTCAGCAGACGCGCTGGTCAAGATATTCAGTCGCCATCGCATTAGTGAAGCCGATGCGGAAAAGTACGGGCGCACATCAGGACATGCAGCCAATCAGGAAATGATCGCCAATCTGATTTATGGTGGCGCATGGGGCGCAAAGAATCTCGGCAACACGCAGCCTGGCGATGGCTGGATGTTCCGTGGCCGTGGCATTTTTCAGCTGACTGGCCGCGCAAACTATGTCGCGTTTGTGAAAGACAGCCCGAATA